AACCATCGGCGGCCCGCCATTATGCCCCATGGGAGGCGGTGCGGGCTGCTGCTGCGCCATCTGCATCTGCTGTTTCATCCGCTCCGCCATCGCGAGGCGCTGTTGCGCCTGTTGGCGCTCCATTTCGGTCGGCAGCAATATCCCCGTCATCGCGATGAGCTGTTCGCGTGTGAAATGCTCGGCGATGATCTCGGCTTTCATCCGGTAGAGGTTGCGCACGAAGGTCTGCACTTCCTTTTGCCGCTTCTGCATGCGCTGGGAGCCGAAACGGGCTTTCAATTGCTGGGCGCCAAGCGTCTCGTTCGGGTCGGTCGCGCCGCGGATCACGTCGGAGATGCCGGTGATCTCATAGATCGACTGGATCAGGCTCACCGCGCGCTGGGCGAGCTGCTGGATCGCGGCGGCGATGGGGGCAAGGTCGCGGACCTGGAAGGCCGCCGCCAGCCCGCCGCCCTGTGAGAGCGCCGCCATGTTCTTGTACGGCAGGAACTGGCCGTCTTGCAGCGAGCCGAGCGCCGAAAGCGTGTCTTCCTCGGCGGAGCCGTCATAGACGCCGCAATATTTCAGATCCTCGACAAGCACATAGATGCGCTGATTGAGGCGGTCCAGCTCGGCGGCCTGGTCCTGATACTGGCAATATTCCGGCTGCGGAATGAGGCGATCCGGCGTCTTCACCCCGTAAAGCGGCTTCGGGCAGGGGAAGAAGCCTTCGAGGCGATAGGGATCGGGGACGCGCTCCAGCTCCCAGTCATATCCGTCCGCGATGTAGATCCGGGTGCGGGAGACCTTATCCCAGATTTCCCAGAGCTTGGCTCGTTTGAAGTCGCCTGCCCCCTCGTCATCGGTGCGCTTCTCGCCCTCCTTCAGCATGAAGTTGAACGGCACCTTCTGCCTGTCGAGGTCGACATCGGGGAACTGCGCCTTGAAGTCGTCGCGGGTGAACAGATGCTGGCGGGCAACCCACGGCACCTGGTCCCATTTCTTGCCCGGCCCATGCGTCCACTCGTCGTAAGGGACATGGCAGGCTTTCACGGTCTGATAGCCGACGCTCTGATTGCCGTCGGCATCCTCGACGATCTCGGCGTCGTATTCGATCCAGCACTGGCCCCGGCCGGGCAGCAGGTAGTCGGTAACGGCGTCCTCGATCTCGCCGGCCACGTCATAGCGGTTGCCGCAGGCGACAAGGGAACGCTCCAGGACGAGGGCGGAGGTCCGCGCGATCTTGTTCAGCCTGCCGGGCTGGGGGAAGGTGCGGCGAACGTCGGGGGAACCAAGTTCCTCGAAGAGGACGGACTTCAGGACTTCGGTGTTCGACCACAAGATGTTGATGCGGCGCTCCACATCGACATCATCACGGTCGCGCTCGTCCATATAGCGGCAGACGACCTCCGCGCCGCGCTTGCGCCATTTGTCCTCGCGCTTCAGGCTGGCGTCGATCTGGTTATGCCAGTAGCGCGCGGATTTGGGCGGCTCGCCCTGTTCCTTGGCTTCGGCTTCCGTGAGTTCCTGGGTCAAGCATGCGCTCCGATGCAGACCTTCCAGCCGGGAAGGGTTGGATGATCCATAAGGTCAGGGAGCCAGCCGTTGCCGAACCCGTGTCCGGTCAGCCAGTCTGGTGGATCCTCTGCAAACGACGGCGGCAGCACGACAACCCAATCCTCATCCCCGCCATGCGTGGACAGCGCACGCAGGTCCGCCGGGGCGTCGCAGAACCGATAGACGGTGATGGCTTCCGTGAGTTCCTGGGTCAAACCGGCGGTCCTGCATACGGCCCGGGGCCGGGGAGGATTGCATATCGATCGGTGATGGGAAAACCGCTCTCGGCGAACACCCAGATGCAAAGCACCTGGTTGCGCTCGATCCAGACCTGTTGCTGCTTGATCCTGGCGAGGCACACCGGGTTGAAGATCGAAGCCCTCGGCTCGCCGGTCTCATCGATCCAGGTGCAGGTGATGCCGTCCGGCTTCATCTCCGCCACCGTCATGGCCGTGCCGCCGGAGTGGAGGGAGACGGTGTCGCCTATGGTGAAGGTGTTTTCAGTCATATGCCCTCCGTTGAAAACAGCAGCGGCCACCGCCAGACGGAGGGCACCGCCAGCGATAGCCGCGCTTCTGCCAGGGGTGGACGTGGACCGTGTCACCCCGGCGAACTCAGATACGATTTGCCTTTGCCCTCGATTGCTTGTGCTTTGCCGACAAGGCCCCGATGGTCGGCAGCTTGGTCGGGTCGGGCTTTTCCTTCTCCACCGGGGGGACGAGCCCCTGCATCACCTGGCAGCCGTAGGAATACCCATCGCTCGGATGCGATGCCCAGTTATGCAGCGGTTCCTTGGTGAACACCTGGAGGTCGGGGTTGAATTCGAATTCCCAAGCCCGCAGGCCATCCAGGCCCTTCTCACATCCCGTTTCATGGAACTCGCAGCGCTTCACGATGGTGCGCGCCGCGTTGATGCGGTCCGCAATGCTCGTTTTCTCGACGATGCCCACCTTCTGGATGCCGAACGCCTTGGCGAACTGCTCGGCGGCCGTGTGCTTGCTCGCGAAGGTCTTCGCCCGCGCATCCGCCGGCAGCCATATCTTGCCCAGCTTCCAGCCCTCGGCGGCGGTCTCGGCGTTCAGCCGCTCGATCCAGTCGGCTGCCTCCATGCCGCTGTCGCCGATATATTTCAGGACGCTGAAGCCGCCGATCTTCCTCTGCCAGAACCACCAGCTTGCGGTATCACGGAAACCTATGTCGCCGGTGATCTCGATCGCCGCGCCGTTGGGGTCGTAGGCGACATCATCGCTGATGCGTCCGGCTTTCTCGGCCTGGCTGACCCAGCGGCCGAGGATCGCCCCGGCCTGGAGGCCATAGCCGCCTTCCCAGATATGTTCCGCCTTGTCCGGGTCGTTCTCGGCATCGTCCAGCATCTCCATGCGCAGGACGTCGGGAAACCACGGATTGTCCCGCCAATTGACGAGGACGGAGATCGCCTCCGGGTGACGGCGCTTGCGGAAGAACACATCCACCGCATCCGTCCGGTGGCGCGGGTTCCAGGAAAACCACAGCTCCGATCCCGGCTTGCGGATGGTGGGGCGGAGAAGATCCAGCGATACCTGGCTGAGGGTCTGCGCCTCCTCCACCCAGACCAGATCGAAGCCTTCGAGCGATTTGATGCTCTCGGCATTGTAGGACTGCATGCCCCGGAAGATGATCAGGCTGCCGTTGGGGCCACGGATTTCCGTGTCGTAAGCCTGGAAATAATCCCCCAGGCCAAGCTTGGCGATCTTGTCGATCAGCAGCTGGCGCACGCTGTCGCGGATGGTCAGCTGCACCTCGCGGATGCAGACCACGCGCGTCTGCGCGAGGAAGCAGCGCAGGATGACCTGCTCCGCGAAGAAATGGCTCTTGCCGGAGCCGCGCCCGCCATAGGCGCCCTTGTAGCGCTTGGCGGCGAGAAGCGGTTTTAGCGCGCGGGGGACTTCAACCCTTAGCTGGATCTTCTGCCGGATCGACAATCACGATTTCGATTGCATGGGCATGCTGGACGGGGCCGCCGCCGGGGCCGGAGTGTTCCTGGCGATCGCGCCATTGGTCGGAGCGCCGGTTTTTCAGCCAGAAGATGGCGGCGGTCACATCCGGCGGATGGTGCTCGACGTACGGTGCATAGACCGGCTCGTCAGCATCCTTCGGCATGAAGATGCGCACGGCGTCGTGTGTATAGCCCGTGGCTCGCTGGAACAGGCGCTGCTCAACCAGATCATCGGCCTCGTCCTTGCCCCTTTTTAGGGACTGACGAAACTCTTCGAACTCTGCTTTCCAGCGGTAGATTGTGCGGGCATCGACTTCGAAGAAATTCGCGATGTCGAGGTCTGTCGCGCCCAACACGCAAAGCTTGCGAGCCTGTTCGGCAAACTCAGGCTTGTACTTGGATGGTCGTCCGGTCATCGTCTCACAGCAGCGCGTTCATCGCCGACCAGTTCGCGAACCCGGCCCGCTGTGCATAGACCTCCATGGCCTGCATCAGCACCGGATAGGGCGCGCTGGTGTCGCCGTCGGCGTCCAGTTCAGCATTCAGCCATGCCAGCATGCGCCCGTTGAAGGTGCCGGCGGGAATGCCGTCGGCGTCGAACAGGGCGTGCCAGTCCTCGTTGTAGGTCAAGGCGGTGCCGCTCTGTGCCCTGACGGCCAGCTGAATGCTCTCCTGATTGGTCGCCATGGTGTTTCGATGTTCCAGACATGCGAAAACCCCGGCCTGTCGGGAGGCGCGGGGTTTTCTTGCAGACGGCTATGCGGTGAAGAAAGGCTCACATACTTTTCGAGCCATACCATAAGATTTCTGATTGATTTTCCAAAAATCGTATTTTGTCAAGCCCCTATCTTCCACGGCTCATCCTCCGCCCCCATTCCGCTCACGCGCCACAGGCTGAGGCGATGCTCGTGGACCATCGTCAGCCGCACCTGACGGAGCGCTTGCCACCAGTCGGTGTATGCATCGCGGGCGCGCTTGCGGATGAGTTCGGCCTCATGTTCGGGCACCCCGTCATAGGCGATGAGATGCCCGACGGGGTTACCCTTGCGCCAGATGCGGTAGACCGAGCCAAACACCGTCAGCACACCGTTCACGCGTTCGACACGCCCGGGCGGCCCCTTCCACAGCGGCGTGATGCGATAGGGCGGGATCGGCGGGTTCCAGTCCGGCGGCTCACCCTTCGCCGCGCGGGCGATGAGCAGGTCGCGGGCGCGGGGCCTCAGCGCCATGACATGGGCATGGACCACATGGGCGTCATCATGGGCTGTCGTACCAGCGCCGTTGATGCAACCCCTTTCGGCGAAACCGGACTGCGAGGCCATGATCTCGTCGATCAGATAGCCCGGGCGATGCTCGATATGCCTGTCCACCTCGTATTGGACCATGTGTCGGCGATAGGCCCAGATCAGCAGCTTCCACATGGTGGTGGGCTGGCGGGCGGTCTGTGTGACGGGGCGGCGGGTGAGGGTGATGGTCAT